ACTCAGGGATAAATGGCTAAGAAAGACGATTCTCTAGACGTTCTGAAGGAACCGGTCCACTTAGTGGTGCTGAAGCCTCATCATGTTCAGGAGCTGACTCGTAAGGGAAAGCTGCCGGGTGGTGGTGTGGTCTATCAGGCCCCGCCTCCACAGACAGTTCTTCCAGGCACTAAAAAGCTGAAGAAGAAGTACAATCCATTAGAACACTTTGACATGAAATCAGTCATGAAGCCTGCGAGAGACGCGATTCGGAAGACTAGGCTGACTGTCCTCCATAACTATGTCAAGCCCATTCCATCTGAATTGAAGCCTCCTTGTGGCGAGTGCGAGACCTCGTCGTGTTGTCGGGCCTTCGTGGTGGGTATCACCCAGCGAGAGTTCGAGAGTGGTTACTATGACCCCTACGCAGTCAAGCTTGATCCTAAGTACATGAAGCAACTCCGCGGCAGACTTCTGCTGCCTAGTACAGCTACATCTCCTATTCTTGGAGTTAAGGACAAGTCTGAGTACTATTTAGAAGGGCGCATCGGAGAGGATTGTTCCTTCTTGAAGAACAACCAGTGTTCAATTTATGAGCATCGGCCCATCACATGCAGGGTCTACACGTGTGTAGGTGATGAAAGAGTCACCCAGGACATGCGCGATGGTATAACTACCGTCTTCTCTAGAACTAAAGATCAGGATGATTGAAGGACACGAAGTATATGATGTAGTCAATCAAGTACCAATGTCTCGGTATGACGGCGTCAAGAGTTCAAAGCTCTATCTCGTGCATACTATACATGAGTGGAAAGCATTCTATGAACTTCTTATGCAGCAAAAACTTGTTGCGTGTGATACTGAGACCGAGGGGTTCCACTGGTTCAACGGACAACGTATAGTGGGAATGTCCTTTGGTTGGAATGACATGCATTTCTATGTGCCTGTTAGACACCAAGACTCCTGTCTGGCTGGAGTCCAGCCTGCACAAATCGATATGGATGACATCCGTAAAGACTTACAGAAGTTCTTTGCACAAACTGATGTGTTCACTATTTGGCACAATTGCAAGTTTGACGCTCATTTCTATCGTGCGGACAATATCGAAATCCTCACGCCCTTTCACGACACACGCATTTTGTGGCAGCTCTACGACGAGAACGCTCCAGGAGCCCTCAAGACCATCGCGAGCGGTTGGAAGGACCAGGTCATGGGCATCCAACATGAAGGGCTTGTAGGCCCCGAGGCGAAGGACCAAGAGCAGGAGTTGAGTAAGTGGAGGGGGAGGGAAGCTACTGCACGGCGTATGACCTACAGACGGCTTGTTCAGACGCGTGCTGAGGAGTTGGGCAAGGCCGTTGAGCACCAAGATAAGAACAAGACTGAACTGAAGAAGTGGGTCGTTGAGAACGAGCTGCACAACCATAAGTGGAAGAACGCCTCAAAGGAGGACGTTCATTACGGGTTCGTTCCTATCCAGTTGATGACCAAGTACGCTGCTACAGATACGGTGCTGACTTGGGAGGTCTACGTCTATGTGATGAAGAACCTTCAGTTCGGAGAGAAGCTCCGTAAGCTATACGCCAACGAGATCAAGCTGTCTAGGGCTCTCATGGAGGCTGAAGATGCTGGGGTCAAGGTCGACCGACGGTACATGGAGCAGCTGAAGCTGGACTTAGGTGAAGAGATCACGGAGCTGACCGCAAAGATTTTAAAAGTACTGGGACCGATCAATCTAAACTCTCCAGGACAACTCGGCACAGCTTTGGTCAATGCAGGCGCGGAGATTACTAAGAAAACTCAAGGTGGAAATTATTCTACCACCGCAGCTGTACTAAAGAAGCTTGCGGGTACAACACCCATCATCAAGGATGTGTTGGAACTTAGGAAACTCAAGAAGCTGAGAGACACCTATGTTATTGGAATTTTAAACAAGCTCACACCAGAAGACATTCTCCACTGTTCGTTCAATCAGAACGTGACTACTGGTCGCATGTCGTCACGAGATCCAAATCTGCAAAATATACCTGGCCGGGACGACCGTATTCGACGGGCATTCATTTCGCCAGGTGCTGACTACATCTACGTCTTTGCGGACTATAGTCAGGTTGAGGTGCGACTCACAGCCCATTACAGCTCTGATCCAGTCCTTCTTGACGCGTACGCCAAGAATCAGGACATCCATACACGGACGGCCTGCGAGATGTTTGGGATGGATTACGATAACGCAATCAAGATTCTTAAGGACAATGGCCACCCAGAGTTCAAGTATGTCGAGTTGTTACGAAATATTTCGAAGAGGATTAATTTCGGTATCATTTATGGTGTTGGTGCACCAGGACTCAGTGAACAGATCCCACGTCCGGACCAACACGCGAAGCTTGAGGAGGAGGAGTGGGTCAAGGTTTGTCAAGACTATATTGACAGCTATCTTCGTCGCTACCTTGGAGTTAAGCGTTTTATTCATGCCACAAACCGAGCGGTCCGGAAGAACGCAATCGTCTATAATTATTTCGGAAGGCCCCGTAGGCTCCCTCATGCTAAGGCAGACAAGATTCTTGGTAGGGACAAGTATTGGTTGGTTGGACGCGCACAGCGTCAAGGGTTGAATTTTCTCGTGCAGGGGACTGCTGCTGACTTGTTCAAGATTGCAATCGTACGTGTTTTCGATCTCTTCCAGCGGGAAGCTAAGAAGTCACGCATTGTCAACTTCGTACATGATGAAATCCAGGCATATATACACAAGGATGAGTTGTTCCTGCTCAACAAGATGCGAGATTTAATGGAGGACTTTGACTTCATCGTACCGGTTCCCGTGGACTTCTCATGGAGTAATACATGTTGGGCTGATTATCGTAAACTGGGCTGATTTTAGTCCACTATCAAGAACTAGGACCAGGAAATAAATGTCACAAAGAAAAGCACACGCAGCAAAAGTTCTAGCACAGATTGCAACAGACCAGAGTATCGAGAACAGCGATCGCATAAACGCAGCCAACGCACTGGCCCACATGGAGGATTATCTTCCCACACGATGGTATGACGTAGATATTCGTGACCTCTCCATCTTCTTCGTGAAGGTTGTGGTGGCAGGTGCACCAGCTATGCTGCTGACTATCCTTCTGTACATTTTACTAGCCATTTTCACACAAGTGGCGCCAGCTATCATGGGGTTGTGATGACTACAGTATTGAACTTTGCTGATGTTGCACCAGCAATTGAGTGTGATGAGTTTGATACACTGGTACAAGAAGACGTACGAGTGAATGATGGTTTCCTCTCCGGGGATTTTATTGATCATCCAGAGAAGATGCACAAGTGGGGCTCTCTTTATGAGCGGGCTTTAGATGTAGAGACACGGCTCAAGAATGAGCTGGCGCGTATGTACGCGAAGGTCGACCATAACACACGACTAGAGCTGAAAAGCTCTGGCATGAAGTCCACTGAAAAGATGGTTGAGAACACAGTCATCACGCACCCTAAGTACCTGGAAGTATTGGAGGAATACCACGACGCTAAACTACAAACAGGCTTGCTGAAGGCTGCAAAAGATGCTATGATCCATAGACGTGACATGCTCATTCAGTTGGGTGCCTCAGCGCGTGCTGAGGGCTTTTCTGATATCAGCATCCGAGAGGATGCTGTGAAGAACATGTACAAAAACAAGTAACCAGAAATCAAGAAATTAAGGAACGAGAAATATTATGACAAGCGTACTAGAAAAGGTAGCACAGGCTAAGGCAGCAGCAGAAGAGCGACTTTCACGTGGTGGTGGACCACGAGCGCGATTCTGGAAGCCTAAGAATGGTGACAACACTGTTCGTATCATGCCTTCATGGTTGAACCCAACAGCCGATTCAGCTTATAAGGCTCCTGATGCAGTGGCGTTCTATGACGGACAGTTCTGGCGTCAAGTGGCTCAGCACTGGAACGTATCAGACGACCAGAAGGGTCCGATCCTTTGCCCGAAGGAGACTCCAGGACTTGGTGGTGCTTGTCCAATCTGTGAGTTCGTAAACGAACTGCGGCAGGACAAGTCTGATGTGCAGGCACAAGCACTGGTCAAGGAGATTCGTGCGAAGATCACGTATCTCTTGAACGTGGTGGATATGAAGGATGCTCTGTACACTGTTGACGATGTGGCAGAGCATGCGAACAGTCGTCCGGATGATGATTGTCCATTTGCTCCGGGTGACACGAAGGTACAGATTTACGCTGCACCACTCACTGTATATGCAGCCATTCTTGGCCTCATCACGGCGAATAAGCGGGACATCACACTGCTTGATACAGGTCGGGATATTGTGATCACACGACATCCGAACAAGAACCCAATCAAGACGCGCTACACTGTTGTACCTGATTTTGATGCCAGCAGCTTTGAGATTCTAGGACAGCTGCCTGCACTTCATCAGCAGGGCTATCTCATGGGATATGACAAGATGTTGGACCTCCTGCATGATGGTGTAGGTGGGGACTTCATCGCGGCGCTTCCTGCAGGCCGCGCAGCCCTTCCAAGTGACACCACTACGACGACTGTTCCAGATGAAGTGAAGCAAGAGCGTTCAGTGGTCGACCTCGCAGCTGAGCTTGCGGCGGCAACAGGAAGCTGAGTCTCTTCCCTTCTATTGCTCGGTAGCTCCTACTCTCTTCGGAAGGTGGGAGCTATCCCTTATGGAGAAACAACATGGATAAGAAGAAGGCAAGAGACAAGGTATTAGAGAAAATCGCCGTGGCACACGGCAAGGGTTCGGCGGGGATCTATGGCAGAATGGAGCAGATTGATGTCAAGGTCATTCCTACGGGAAGTCTTGCTCTTGATGATGCACTTGGAGTTGGTGGGTATCCTCGTGGACGTATTGTCGAGATCTACGGACCGAACGCGAGTGGGAAAACTACGTTGACATTACACGCCATTGCAGAGGCACAGAAGCGTGGTGGGTTGTGTGCGTTCATCGATGCAGAACATGCGCTCGATCCAAACTACGCAGCAGCCTTGGGTGTAGATATGTCGGAGTTAACCCTCAGTCAACCTGACAGTGGGGAACAAGCCTTGGAGATTACAGAGCTGTTGATCAAATCAGGGGCGTACGATGTAGTGGTTATTGACTCAGTGTCTGCTCTTGTACCTCAGAAGGAACTTGACGGGGAGATGGGTGACACTCATGTGGGTCTACAGGCACGGTTGATGAGCCAAGCGTTACGCAAGCTCACACACTCTGTCTCACAAACCAAGACCATCCTTATCTTCATCAACCAGATTCGGATGAAAATTGGAGTCAAGTTTGGCTCTCCTGAAACAACCAGCGGAGGAAGGGCTCTCAAGTTTTACTCTTCAGTCCGACTTGACATTCGACGTGCAGCTGCGATTAAAAAAGGGGAAGACGTCACAGGCAATCGCTCTCGTGTCAAAGTTGTTAAGAATAAGGTTGGCGCACCACACAAGCAGTGCGAGTTCGACATTGTCTTCGGTAAGGGGATCAACAAGGAAGGAGAGATCCTAGATGCTGCAGT